ACTTAGTGGTTATTAGTGGACATACAGGAAACGGCAAGACTACGTTAGCGCAAAACCTAACCTATAATTTTTACAAGCAAGGTCTAATTTCTCTTTGGTTTTCTTTCGAGGTTGATATTGTTGACTTGTGGGAGAAGTTCACGGAGATGGGAGTTGATGAGGATTCTATTGCCGTTGCACCACTAGAAAATATATCAGAACGAATAGACTGGATAGAAAAGAAAATCAAAGAAGCAAAGGAAAAGTTCTTCACTAAGTTTGTGTTTATAGATCATCTAGGATTTCTTCTTCCAAAAGTTAGGGAGTTAAGCGACAATGAAGTAGCTCGTAATTATTCAGCCTATCTCGGATCAATGTGTAGATCGCTAAAGTCGGTTGCTATCAAGGAAGAAGTTGTAATTGTACTAATGGCTCATATCAAAAAGACTGATGGAGAAGCAAGGCTTAATGACATAGCAAATAGTGCTGGGATTGCTCAGGAATCAGATGTTGTTTTCTTGATAGAACGGGAAAAGCAGTTTGGACAAGAAGAATATGGTGAACATTCTTTGATAAAAATAGTTAAGAACAGAAAGTCAGGTAAAACCCCAAGAAGCTGGTTTACTTACGAAAAAGGAATATTTGACCAAGATCATTTTTACAAACCAGCCAATAAAGAAATTAAATTTAATATATAAACTATGGACAAAAAATTTATAAAACAATTAGCAGAAGAAAGGATGGAAGAACTTTATGAGATTAGACACGAGATTGCTGAAGAAATAAGAAAGTGCGATGAATTAATTCATGAATGTTTAAATGACAAGTATGGAACAAATTAAACACGCTCTTAAAAAAACATTACTAGGCAAATACATCAAGTGCAAAAGATGCGAAGGACAAGCTTATATTTCGCTTGACCAAGGAAGATACAAGGTTAATTGTCGATCTTGTGGTGATGAAAATTATTTAAAGTTATATAATCTTAATCAAAAATAGTATGAATGAAGAAACATTAAACGAAGAAGTTTTAGAATTTATTAAACCAAGGCAACCTAATTTTAGTTGGAAAATATCTGAAGACGTTTCTTTTTATTTCTATGTTAAAAAAACATGGTTTAACAAATACAAATGGTGGATTGCTACAAAATTATTCTTACCAGGTACTTATGAATGGAAGTAGACTTGAGTAAATTTATGTTTAAAACACCTAAAAAACAAAGGGAGCGCTCAAGGCGTTATCAACAAAAAAGAAGAGAGGATTCTGCCTATAATAAAAAGCATAGTGAATATTATAAAAAATGGTATGCTAGAAATGGAAGAAAAAGAAAAGAAGATTATGGCGAAGTAGTAAAAAATTGGATCATTCATCATCCAAAAGAAGTTAATGCCTCTAGGATTTTAAGAAAAGCTATTGAAAAAGGAAAAATTATAAAACCTTTATTTTGTTCTAGTTGTGATAAAAAAACAAAACTAGTTGGACATCACGAAGAATATGATAAACCACTAGAAGTAATTTGGTTGTGTCAATCATGTCATAAAATTGTACACGCAAAAAACAAACTAGCTAGATAATTTATAATGGCTTGACAAAAGCCTTAAAATGCGCTATATTTAACTTAGATATTAATATTTACCCACATAACGATGAGGAATCAGGCACAACCTTGTGGAAAAAAGAAACGGAAGTAGTTTTATCGACTGCTTTTTTTGTTATATAAACGCACTCTCCACTAATCCTTATTTGAATAAATAACGATTGGCAGGAAAACAAAACTGCTAACACCCTCACTTATCTTGCGGGGGTTAGTGGAAAGTACGTTTAAATATCCCTCCCCAATTTGTTCTAAGGATTATATTAAAAAAAAGGAAAACTGTATTCGTTGTTGTTCTGGGAGTTCAACGATGAAAAAAAGTTTTTGATAAGTAATATTTATTTTTACCTAAATTGGTCAGGACATTTTGGGAGGGGACAAACTAAATGGAAGCAAAACTAAAATATTATATTATACTAAGAAGTAATGGCGGAAAGGTTATAGACACTAACCTAATCGTCTGTTATTCGCTAGAAGAAGCATTTGAGGCTGTAAAGCAAACAGCTAACGGAGAATCTGAGCGCATGGACTTCTTAAAAGCAATAGACTACGATGAATTTCAGAAAGTAGTCAACAAAAGCTTTAATTTAAAAGACGAACCACCACATCCTCTACCAGCAGTTGACCTTAAACCTTTAGAAAAAGAAATAAAGACACTAAACAAAACACAAAACATAAATTATTTAAAACTAATTCAGAACAAAGTAGGTAACGTAAAACTATCAACAGCTATTAACAAACTAAAATAAGAGCAAAATTATGCCTAAAATCGAACTAAAGATCAAGAACTTCGGGACTTTAAAACACGTCTTGTCAACAACAGGAGAAAAAGAAATGGTTGACGAAAAAGAACGGCTAGCTCCTTTAAGACTAAGCAACGATGAAGCAAGTCAACGAAGACACCTATTTAAGAAGATCAATGATGTTTTTAAAGAAGAAAGCGAAAAGACAGACGCACTATTAAAACCATTCAACGAGAAATTCGAGAAGACAATGGAAGAAGAAAAGAAAGCAAACGAGAAGAAAGAAGGAGAAGATGAGCAAAAGTATCTTAGTAGATTAGTTGTAAAGAACAAAGAACTGGTTGAGTTAAATAAAAAACGAACTGATCTATTAAAAGAATTCGACAATAAGGAAGTTCTAATTGACGTAACAGACAAAACATTAGAAGTAACAAGAAAATACTTTAAAAAATACGGTGAAGATAATGGTTGGGATGTTAGCCAAGATGATGACGTAGAAGAAATAGAAAAAGCAATTAAGTAATATGTTTATAACAGGATTAATAACAGGATACCTGCTAGGGATACTTACGATAGCTTGTCGTGATCTAAGAGACTTGAAGCTAAGAACGCGAAGAACTTATAACAAAGTTGCAGATAAAACTCCTGGTTTACCAAACATAAGCAGCGAAAATGTTATCAAGGTAACTCCCGAGGACATAAGAAAACAGGAGAAAAAGGAAGTAGCAGATATTTTATATAAATAAATATGGCAAAAGAAAAAATGACATTCATAGCAGGTAGGAGAGCAATACGGGAAACTCAGAGTGAAAATCACGCTAAAGATATAGTCCAACCGTACAACAGGGACGGAAGTTTGAGTAAAGAATTTAAAAAACTGTATCCTAATAGCGAGTTTGTAAAACGAAACTATAAAAATGAATAAGCTAACCCCAAAAGAAAAGAAGTTTAGTAATAACTACTTAGATAACGGTGGAAATGGCACTAAGGCAGTGAAGGATGCGGACTATGATGTTAGCTCAGATAACTCCGCAGCGGTTATAGCAAACACAAAGTTAAGAAAAGTTAAGATACAAGAATATCTTGAAGAAAAAGCAGATGGTGCGTCATCCAGAGTTGTTGAAATGTCAAAAACTGCAAAAAATGAAAATGTAAAATTGTCAGCGAACAAAGATATTTTAGACAGGGCAGGATTTAAACCAACTGAAAAATTCGATCATACATCTAAGGGTGAGAAAATAGAATCATTAACACCAGAGCTACAAAAAAAGCTTGATAAATACGAGAAGGAATTTAATAACGATTTGAAAAATGACATTTCGAGACGAGTTAAAGAAGTGTAACATTCATGCGTTTGTTCTTTTTAATAAGATTAAAACAGAAACAGGTAGAGAATTAAACTGGGATAATCATTTCTTCTTATACGAACCTTACAGAGATTGGACACCAGTTCAAGCGATAGTTAAAGCAAGTCAGATTGGTTTTAGCACAATGGTTATAATAAAAGCATTGTACGCAGCTAAGTATAAGAAATTCAACATCATTTACACATTGCCAACATCTGGTGATGTCAATGAATTTGTTAGTAGTAAAGTAAATAAGATAATAAACAACAGTTCTTTTTTAAAAACTTTAGTAAAAGACAAAGACAGTATTTTCCAAAAACAAATTGGTGATAACGTAATATTTTACAAGGGAACAGCAACAACAAAATCACAGGACAAGAAAAGCGAAGCAGGTGTGGGAATTATGATTAGTAGCGACTTGAATATTCACGATGAATCAGATAGATCAGATCAAGTAATGTTAGAACAGTATGAATCAAGATTGGATTTCAGCGACTACAAAGGCAGATGGTATTTCAGCAATCCGACTGTACCAGGTGTAGGAGCGCATAAATGGTTTACAGAATCAGATCAAAAACATTTCTTTCATCAGTGTAGTAGATGCAACAACTGGTTTTATCTTGAATGGGACGACACGTGCATAGATAGAGAAAATAAGCAGTATATATGCCCTAAGTGTAAAAAACCGCTGAGAGAGGAAGATAGGAGCTTAGGTGAATGGGTTAAACGATACAAGGACAGGGATATTTCAGGTTATTGGATTAGTCAGATGATTTCACCGTGGAAGACTTGTGCAGAACTTGTGGAAAAAGAACAGACTAGGAGTAAGTCGTATTTCATGAATTTCTGCTTAGGTAAGCCGTACATTGGATCAGACATTGTAGTAAACAGGGAGGTCATAGTTAAAAACATTGTATTAACAGAAAATAAGAAAGAAAACGTAGCGATGGGAGTGGACAATGGAGACGAGAAACACTACATAATTGGCAATGATGAAGGGATATTCGCAGTCGGAAAGACTAAAGATTGGGATGAAATCGAACGATTACGCAACATTTACGACGCAACAATGGTCATAGATGCCCTCCCATATCCTAAGAAGCCAACAGAGCTCGTCGAAAAACACAGGAATAGTGTGTTTATGAACTTTTACAAGAAAGACAAGGACGATTTGAAGACCATAAGATGGGGCAAGAAGGACAAATCAGGAACAGTTTACGCTGATAGAACTAAGTTATTCGATGAAGTAATAGCAAAATTCTACGCTGGAGACATAACCTTTAATCTTTCACAAATCGCACTAGAGCAATACATTAATCACTGGGAGAGCCTGTACCTTGCAAAAACAGAAGATGCTATGGGAATAGAACGTACTAGCTGGGAGTCATCTAACGGCGAAGATCACTACGCTCACGCTACTAACTACTGGTATATGGCAATGCAACGATTGAAGACGGGCGATGGCGGTGTAGTATCAGCAGCTAAGGTAGAGCGCAAACATTATTCACCTGAAATAAAAAAGGATGGAACATACACAGATGAAACCACAAGTACCGACTTTATTTTCGAAGGTGATAGTCATAAAAGTTGGGACGAATACTAAGAATACAAACGTCAGGTGCGGTAACTGTTACGTGAAGATAGCTGAATTTATAGGTGATAAGGACAAGCGAAGGGTTTTCCTGAAGTGTCATGCGTGTAAAGCAATAAACGAAATATAAATACAATTTAAATATTTGAGACCAATGAGTCCTAGGAATTAATAATTTTTAGGACTTTTATTTTATAAATATGAGATTAAACCCATTGAGTTACTTGCCTAGCTTTAGCAAAGGTATTAGCGAAGAAAAACAACAAGAAGGAGTCAGTGAACATAGAGAGTTGTTGAATTTGGACATGGAAGACGATGAGCTTATTAAGGCTATAGATAAAAGAATTAACGAACAAAAGGTAAAGAAAGCCGAGATAGACGCAGTAAACATCAGCAACGAAAGATTCTTTTTGGGAGATCAGGTTGATTTTTCAAAACTATTTGACCATCAGGCTAGAGTTATTAACAACAAAATATACCAATCAATAGAAACAATCGTACCAATCCTAGCTACAAAGAGTCGTGAACCATTAGCTATATCAACCCAAAACACAGATGAGTCAAGAAGACTGGCTAATATCACACAGGAATTTCTAAGCTGGAAGTTCAATGAGCAAGATATGCACCTCAAGTTGGCTGAACTTATAAGATTTTTTAATATATTTAGAATAGCAGCATTTAAATACAGATATGTTGGTGATGGGTATGATGACTTTGTTATAGAGCTAAAGCGTCCTGAATGTCTTATCATAGACGACAAGGCTAATCCTGAAGACATGGAGTTCATGGGTGAATACCTGAAGGACACTGCACAGGGAATAATAGATAGGTTTGCTACCAAAGATGGCAAAGTGAATGAAAAAAAGAAAAAGAAAATATTATCTGAAATAGGAATTAGTGATAAATCCTTGGGGACTGAAGTAACATACATTGAGATCTGGACACCAGACTTCGTTGTTTGGAAACTTAAAAACATTATTTTAGATAAAGAAAAGAACCCTAACTGGTTATGGGACACTAAGGGCAAGAAGGCATTTAATCACTTCTTGAAGCCTAAAATGCCATATATTTTATTTAGTTGGATGACTATGGGAGAGGGAACATACGGAAAGACAACCTCACTAGAACAAGCCGTACCAATACAAAAGAACATCAATAAACGTAAGAGACAGATCACAGATAACGCTGATGAGGCTACAGGAACTTGGATATTTAATGAGCAGTTTGTCTCAAAAGAGGAAGCGGCTAAGTTCAAGGGAGCTCCAAAAGAACATTTGATGTATAAAGGTGATGGCAACGTCAACGAGGCAGTAGGCAGGATGTTTCCAAAGGAACTCGGACCACAAGTATTTGCTGACTTGCAGGACGATAAGGCAGAAATAGACAACACATTTGGTACTCACTCGACAACTCGTGGTGAAAGAACTGGTCAAAAGACAGCTAAGGAGACCACTTTATTAAAAGAAAGTGATTTTGGAAGACTAGATTTAATGAGTCAATATATTGATATAAAAGTTGGAGAAGTCTATAACGCTTTTATTCAGATGAGTTTGGTTTTTAACGATGAATCTAAAACTCTTAGGATGTTAGGACCAGACAGGGAGCAACAATATCTTGACTACAGCAGAGATAACATAGAGGAAGGCATTGAGATAATAGTTAAAACTGAACCATTACTAGCTCAAGCGCAGATGGTAGCCAAGTACATGGAGCTTTACAAATCTGGTGCTGTTGATCCTCTCACTATGTACGAACGACTCAACTTACCTAATCCAAAGGAATTAACGCAAAGAATGGTGATGTTTAAGGCTGATCCTATGATGTATTTAGGCAAATTTGCGGTAGATGAGAACACCGAAGGCATGGAAGATGACCCAGTAAATACAGCTAGACGTGATATTGAAGCTCTAGAAAAGG